CCTCGCGGGCCTGGATGCCTTGGGCGACCGCTTCCGCCGTCAGCTTCAGCCCGACGTTTGGCTCGCCCGGCCGCATGCCGTACCACTCGCGGTAGAGCACCAGGGCGCCGCGGGCGATGTCCGGCATGGTGCCGTCGCTGACCGCCCACCAGTGGCAGCAGAAGGGGCGTGCGGATCCCCAGTCGAACGAGCGGAAGCGTGCCCAGTGCGCCGGCAGGATGCGCGGCTCGATGACGTGTCGGTCCATGGAGAACTCGGGAAAGAACGCGCCAGAAACAACCGTCCAATCGCCTTCGAGCCAGGCGCGGACGAGTTCGGGGCTGCCGGACGCCTTGAGCCGCTGGACGTAGTCGGGGCCGAGGTAGGCGTTGTCGGTGACGCGGCTGGGGATATAGATCCGATCCAAACCCGTGGCCCGGTCGATGATCTTGCGCCAGCCCATTGGCGCCGGGTCGATGTAGCGGGCGCGCACCCATTGATGGCCTGGCCCGCCGGGATTTCCTGTCAACCGCAGCCCGACCGGCACGCCGTTGCCGGAGCGCAGCGTTGCCATGAGTTTGAGGATGGGCGCGGGCGATGGGAAGTTGCCGGCCTCCTCGACGTAGACGCGGGAGAATGACGCGCCCTGGTAGTATTCGGCGTCGGCGTCCCGCTCCAGATATGCGTAAGTGATGCGGCCACCATTCGGGAACGTAAACCGCATCGGGTTGATGGTGGCGTTAGCGCCGAGCTTGCTGTAGATCGTGCGCGCGCGCTCGAATGTTTCGAGAAGTTCGGTGCGTGTTTTGCGCACCATGAGGCCGATGGCGTCGGGTCCGTGCTGTGCCGCGTGGGTGACCCATTCGCCGAGCACGGCATCGGTTTTCCCGCCGCCGCGTGCGCCGCCGAAGAACACCTCGAAATTCGGGCATTGGATGAACGCGGCCTGCGGGCCGGGCTGCGGCGTCCATGCTACTTCGATCGGTTGCTGTTGGGCGCTCATTCTTTCACCGGCTCGGCGTCGATGGTTGGCGGCGCGTAACGTGCGCGCCAGTCTTCTTCGCTGGTGATGGCGGTTGGCACTTCGATAACGTAGCGCACCGTGAGCGGGTTGTCCGGATCTCCGCCGTGCTCGAAACGATCGCGCTGGCCGAGGATCTGTTTCCCCAGCCATATCAGCATGGTGTCCGATCCGGCCTGGGCGCGCTCCCATTGGTGCCGACGCAAGGACATGCGGCCAGTGCCTCTGCCGCGCTCAAGAACTTCCAAGAACTCAGGGTCGTTCTGCTTTCGCCGCGTAATTGTATCTTCCGACACGTCAAGACAAGCAGCAATCTCCTTGTCGGTGCATTGGATCATGGCGAGTTTCTGGACAATATTAAGGTCGAGTTCTTTGACCGGGGCGCCGCCTTCCCCTGGAGCTGGGCCGTTCTTTAGTTGCCGCGACGGTTGACGCGGACGTTCTTGGTTCGCATCACTCCGCATAAGTCGCTTCCAGTGTTGCTGCTGCGGATGGCTGATGGTGGAGCGTGTGGGTCGGTGCTGCCCCGCCGCCGGGCGCGGGGTGCGCGTCCGTCGCCTGCTTCACACGCGGTTGGCCCAGATACATGCCGGCGCCGGCATTGGCTATGGCGCTGAACGGCATGATCGGCACGGTCAGCCGTTGGCGGGCGTCGGGATGGACGAAATAGACGTAGCGCAGCTGGAAGCCAGCCAGCGGGGCAAAGCCTGCCGTCCGATAGGGGCGCATGGATGCGGCCCCGTTGGCTGCGGCGGTATGTTGCCCTTTGGTTGCCGTGGTGCGTGACATGATAGACTGCGCCGCGGCGAACTGGTGCGTGTGCCCGTCTACGTTACGCATTGCGTGGTCTGAGAACTGTTCGCCGGACGGCGCGGCCCAGATGGACGTGTTACGTTTGATGCCGGTCAGCACGAAGCCAGCGGCGCGGTAAATGGTTCCGTCCCCGGACTGTGTTGCGTCGGCAAAAGATACGATCCATTGAATGTGGGGATATTCGCGCCGGATCAGCCGCAGCGCGTAGGCCAGGGCGCGGCTTTCGCTGTTGCGTGGCAGCCGCGGCGATAGGGCAAGCCGGTTTAGTTCCAGAAAGCCGTTCCATGGGGTTTCGGCCACTAGGCCTAGAAGTTTACGCTTGTCCAGCGGCGGCCCGAACTGCATTGCGCCTTCGAGGCGGCCATCCATGAAGATGCCCAGATGCAGTTGCGAATTATGGACGATCTTTCCGCTGTAGTGCAGCCGGCGGATGCAGGCGTTGCCGTCCTGCGCCCTGATTGGGGCGATGCGGATGTTGCGAGCGCTAGGCATAGGCTTCGCAGACCCGTGCCAGGGCGTTGCCGTTGCCGTTCTCATTCGGCCCGTCGAATGGTCCGTACTGCTTTGCCGCCACCAGCGCGGCCTTCACAAGCTCAACTTGGTCGTCATGTAGGGTAAAGGTCATTTGTTGGAATGGGTTACGTGCGCCATCTGGCAGCGGCGGCAGCCGTTGCAGTTCCACGTCATCGGGGCCGAGGTTCAATATCTGGTGGATTTCGGCTTGTGAGAAGCCGACGACATCGAGGTCGAAGTCTAGTTCGAGGGCGCCGAGTTCTTCCAGTTCGGTGCGGAGGATATCGGCGTCCCAGCCGGCGTTGAGGGCGAGTTGGTTATCGGCGATGACGAGGGCGCGGCGCTGCGCGGGGGAGAGGCCGGTGAGGGTGATGGTGGGGACGTCGTGCAACCCGAGGTTGTGCGCGGCTTGGAGTCGTCCGTGTCCGGCGATGATGCGTTGGCGTTCGTCGATAAGGATGGGGTTGGTCCATCCGAAGGCTTGGATGGAAGCGGCGATCTGGGCGATTTGGGCTGGCGAGTGGGTGCGTGGGTTACGTTCGGCGGCCGCGAGGGCGGCGGCGGGTCGGTAGGTGATCTGGAGTTGTGGCTGTGGGGCGGTTGTATCGGGCATCGGTCAGTCTCGCGCCATGAGACGAGACAACGGAATCACGAGTTCGCGGATGGCGCCGAGCATTGGGAGAGCGATGCGTGCGGTTGTGGTGGCGACGCTGATGATGACCGCCTCCTGTCCGTGGAATGGCCCGTAGAGGCATTTAACGGGCGCTCCAGGGCGGTATAGCACTGTGTCCGGCAGTGGGAGGCGGCGGAGGGCGTCACCGGCCCGTAGCGCCGAAATTATGGCTTCTGGCACAGGGTGAGGCATATTGGCATCGGATGTTAGTAGCCTGAACACCCCTGGCGTGTTGCGAACCGGCCCCCACGGATCGCGGAGATCCAGGCGGATGAACAGGTAGGCCGGGAACAATGGCTGTTCGACGCGGTGGAGCAGGCTGCGGATGACGCGGTCGCGGCGCTGGACGATGAGCGTCGGGAGGTAGGTTTTGTAGCCTTGCTGGGCGAGGCAGTGGGCGGCGCGGCGTTCGGCTTGGGGGTATGAGTTGATGACGAACCAGCGTGGTCCGGGACGGCTACCGCAAGGCGCGCGGGCGATAGCGACGGCGTGCCCGGGCTCCTGTTGGTCGTGGTTTAGCGCCGTGTTGTGTGGAGCGTCAAGGGGTTGGGAGGCGTGGGCGTTCATTTGGGTGCCTGCGGTTCGCCGCTGGCGATCCGCTCGCGTTCGAGGTTGGCGCGGATGCGTCGGCTTTTGTCGCCGGGGCAGATGACCTCGCACCAGCGCGCCATTTCGAGTTCGTCGCTGAAGTCGTGCAGGACGATGGGCCTGCGGCGGACGAGTTCCACAGCCAGTTCGGCGCGGATGCGTTCGGCAAGTTCTTGGCCGTTTTTGGAGGTGAACTGATCGATGCGCAACTGGTTGTTGGCTGTGACGCTGCAAACGATGAAATACCAGCGTCTGGTATCGCTGCCTGGTTGGAGATCCCAGACGACGGGTCCGAGCATGGCTGTAGGCGGGTTGCCGGTTCCGTGCAGGACGTGATCGGCGAGGCGGGCGGCGATGTTGGGAACCTTGGTGCGCTTGGTCATGCCGGCACCTTTGGGCCTTTGACGCTCGCGGCGCGGTAGGCTTCGGCGAGTGTGTCGCGGGTGAGTTGGCGTGTGACGTGGCCTTCTGCGGCGGCTGGCTTGGGCGCGTAGACGGCGTCGTATGCGGCGTTGATGTCGGCGACCCCGCGGGCGACGATGTCGCGCACGCTTTCGAGTTCCTGGGTGGTGGCTCGCTCCCTCAGCGGCGTCGGGACGTGTTGGTAGGGCGCCGGGAGTGCGGGCAGCACTGGGCGGTTTTCGTTCCACCAAGGGGTCAACGCGGCGCATAGTTCGCCGTAGCTCGGGAAGAATTTGCATTGGCGGGCGACGGCGAGCAGCGATTGGCGGGTGAATGCGGCGGGTGGGTATTCCTCAACCAACGCGGCAGCCATGCTGGCGATCTTGACCTTGGCGTCGGCGAGCGGGGTGGTAGCGGCGCTGAGATTTGCGAGGTCGGAGAGCCAGCCGGTGAC